TAAATGCGTTGGGACATTCAATTTGAATGTCGCATCCGTGAAGCAGTTCGGGTACTCTACGTCAGAGAACCCCAATGATGGATCGTACTGGCACGCCAGGCTCTTGCCTGAGATCGTACCGGTGCGCCTAGTTGGCGTTCGCGGTAGACATGGTCAGGTGTATTCGAACGAATCTTTACAGATCGCCGATTACTTAATGACTAGGTTTATCGCAACTGGACCGATCAGCCTCGCGTGGGAATTGGTTAAATTCTCATTCGTGGTGGATTGGTTCATAAATCTGACGAGCCTCATCGATCATCTTGACAACACCATTGCTGGTGATGGCACTAAGATCGACAGGTGCTGGACATCTGAGAAATATGCGTTTCTCGTACCGTGCTATAAGCACATGTGCGGGCAATTCGTATTTCCCTGTGATGGACAGCAAGTAGCGCTCAGTGAGGTTAGGTATTATCACCGAGAAGCCCTCAGCCCTGATCTTTCGATCACGGCTGCGGGTAGGTTTGGAAAGAAACAGGCCACGCTTAGCTTGGCACTGTTCCGCCAAATGGCGGCGAACCTTCGTAAGTAGTTAGTACAAACGAAAGGATACAAACATGAATGCCGACATCACCGTCAAGGCCAAGGTATATAAACTCGCCTACTCGGATAAATCCGGTAGCCTGCGTACATCGACCACTGATGGAGCTGCGTTTCCGCACTCCCTCAGTATCGTGCATCAGCCGCTGGTTGATGGGAAGTCAAAACTCCCCATGATCCAGTCGAAGCTGTTTATATCCATGACCCACAAGGACACCGGCGGAGTAAACCCCGCTGCTGCCCCGGTTACGGTTCAGGTCACTACTCGTCTGGGCACCGGTCTGAATGCTCCCAGCCAAGCAGAAATTCTGCTTGCGTTGGATTCTGCACGTCAGATCCTCGCCTCGACCGCAGCTGATGCGTCCGCTCTGGACCTTGGGACGAATATTTTCGTCACACAGGAACAGTAAGACGCCCAGCGCTCTATGATTGAGGGCATTCCGCTCTCAATGCAGTAAACATTAGTAACTATAGTCACAAATGAGTACCAACATTAGAATCGGAACCTTCAATACCATGCTTCATTACACCCTGGATAACCTCATCGGGGGCGGATCTATCCGCCCTGATGGGAGTATCTTCGTGCGTAAGGAGCATTTCGCAGTGATTGGAGCAGTCGCATTCAATAGCCACTTGGCTACTGTCTACGCTCTGCTTTGTGCGTGTACCCCCAGCAATGGTGGGTACGCGCCTCTGTCTCTTGCGAATGCTTTCTGCATTCGTAGGGTAGGGTATTTAATTATACCCTTCGACAGTGCACTGCCTAATATGAGAGTAGATAGTTTTGCGAAGGCTTGCATCGCTGCAGGCCGTCGGCAAGACTCGTTACATAGTGAACCGGCTATCCCAGTGATGGGCTCCGGTTTCGCTATTGTATGACCACGTGGTAATTCTTAATCGAACTACCATGAACCATACAGAACCAGGTGATGACAATAGTATGTTTGTCCTACAGACATTCAATCGCCTGCTAGCGGACGTACGTACACTGTCAGGGACGTCACTTGACGTTCCCGATAAGATTACGTATAGCTGGGTACTCAATAGAGGACCTGAACTAGACAAGAAGATACTTAGTTTCCTCGAGCACGAAGCTTGCTTCGTTCCTGACTTCTGGCAATCTGGTGATAATATCCCAGACTGCTATAAGTATGGTCCGATATATCTTTCTATTCAGGAAGATATGCCGGAGTGGCTTATGCCACTATGGACTCGTTTCCTCGAAAGAGGCGACGGGTTCACTCTAAGGTTGCTAAGGACGGTCTTGCTGTTCTGCTACAAAGTCGAACATCAACCATCGGAGGAACAGATCAATGACGCACAATCTGTGTTTGAAGACAACGATAGGTTATGTGGTGTTAGTGCTGCTCGTTTTAACGATCAGTGCTTGCTCCACGTTTTCTCTATCGCTCGACAAACCGTTGGGTCGATTATCTATCGAAACAACTGGAAAGAAATAGTTCCTCAGCATGGTCCGGGGGGAGTTTATCCACCCAGGCCTCCTGCTGACAAGTCCTGTTTCTTTACGTTATATGAAAGTATAGACGAACACTACCCGTTCTACGAGTTCTTCTGCGGAATCTCACTATTCTGGTGGGATCACGCAGTGAACGAGTGTAGCGGGCCTGTGCAAGTCCATACCGACATATTAGCTAAGCTCGTGGCTGTCCCAAAAGACTCGCGTGGTCCACGCTTAATTTGCGTGCACCCCGCAGAAGCCGTTTGGATTCAGCTGGGCCTAGCTAAGTTGCTTGAAGCATCTATCGAGCGAAATTACCGCACTCGCGGTAAAATCAACTTCACGGATCAGTCCGTGAATGCTCGTCTTGCGCTTCATTCAAGTTCATCCCAGCGTTTTAGTACGCTGGACTTGAAGGAGGCGAGCGACAGGATCAGTTGCGAACTCGTTAGGCACCTCTTCGGTGACTACGTGTACAGCATTCTGTCCTGCTGCCGTGCTAATAAGATCAAGCTCCTAGACGGTCGGGTCCTCGAGCTCCGGAAATGGGCTCCTATGGGGAATGGTTTAACCTTCCCCGTTCAGAGTCTCATATTCTGGAGCTTGGTTACTGCTGGCATATACGTTACTCATGGCGTGAGCTGTGACGAGGTATATGTCTTTGGAGACGATATCATATTCCCTTCATGTTTCATGGACGGGGCTATACGAGGGCTTGTATGTGCTGGGCTAGTGCCCAACATGTCCAAAACCTTCGCTAAGGGATTCTTTCGAGAATCCTGTGGCACTGATGCCTTTAAGGGCACCATTGTTACGCCTCTTCGCATGAAGAAGGGTGATATCGACTCGCTCGAACATATCGTATCTAACCTCGACCTAGCCAAGAGGCTAAGACGATCCGGGTACGAACAGTGTGCCGCGTTCCTGTATACCACAATCAGGCGCCGTCTCAGGTCTATGCGTATTGGTAGAAGAAGCCGAAATGGCATCTATCTGCCCATTAGCAATGATCCGGACAGTGCTGTGTTGTATGAATATCAGGATATATCGTTCGCTCAACTCATGGAAAGGGAACCTAAACTACGTTTTCGTAGTGGTACCCAAGTATGGGGTTGTCGGACGATTCTGGTAGGGGGGCTTAGTAATAAGCCTCTAATACATGATTGGTATCATGTCCAGGACTCACTACTAGCCATATCTAGAGATAGATATTGCCAGTGTGATCGCGGTACTGAGTATGCGATTCCGTATCGCACACGACTGATATACGGATC